GCGCCATTCTAAGCTCAGTTGTGGAGATTGTTTGTCTAAAGCCCCCAGATACCGTGGTGTCTCGTACTTGGATGGACGAAGCTTTTGCATTAGATAAAGTACTAATATTACTAGATATTCTTTCAATTTCCGTATCATATCTTGTTACATCATTTTGGTAAAAATCTATTTTTTGTTGTATAAATCCTTTTTGGTTTTCTACTGCTGTAAGTTTAGAATATGTTTCTTGGTAAGCAGCACTTAAAAATCCATAAATGCCCATACTAGTAATTAATACTAATATAACAGTAGAAATAGATAAATAAGTTCGTAATGTTTTATTGATTGTGTCCCAATATTGATACAAAAGTGAAGCTGTAACTAATTTAGCAAATTCTAATGAACCCGCCATTATAATAACCTCCAAACTAGCTCCAGCAAAAAGTTTGCTCAAGCCACTAACTGAATAGAAAGCGGCCGAAGCTGAAACTGACAGGGCAGAAAATCCGATTAGGAATGGGAACATTCCTTGTTTTATCTTACCTAGCACCCCCAAAGTATTCTGTTGCGTGTCCTTCATTAATTAAAGTTTTATTTACATCTACATCTTTTACAAATATAGTCCCTAAACATCTACCATATTTTCCAACCCCATGGGATTGTAAAATAAAATCCCCCTCTTCTAATAATTCAATTAATCTTGCTTTAGCAGCTAGTCCACGTTTTTTTTCTTCTAAATCTCGTGTGCGGGATTCAGGAGCATTCATTCCCATCATTCGAACTCTTACTTTTTTCCAAGTATCAAATCCTAAGTCTACTAAAGCATCGACAGTATCTCCGTCAACAACTCGGTCTAATTTTGCGTTGTATCTATACATGGTTATAAATATAATAAAAAAGTAGGAAGGGGGCAAGCTATTTTCTAGTGCCTTTATGTTTATCTATATTATCTAAAATTTGGTTTAATATTTCGCCCTTAATAAATCCTGCCATTGATGCATTTTTAACTGTACTTATTAATTGAAATATTACTAGAGGCATAAGCATGGTTTCACTTAACCATCCAGCCCCTGGAATACTTTTTTCTATAACTAATATTAGGGTTAACATAATAACCCAAAAAATTAATGTCCTTAAAATTTTAATTGCTTTATAAGTTTTAAAACCTTCTCTTTTTACTCCAGCTATTATACCAAAAAACCCATCAGCAAATACTAAAGTAGTAATAGCCAGATATTGTTCTGCATTTTGCATTGTAAGTTCCATAAAATAAGAACATATAAATCCTATGGACATACTTGTAAAGGCTAATATGGTTTGTGTTGTTTTCAATTGTTAACTTATATCGTTACTTTCTAATAATGTATATGTAAATGAGTTACCCCATATTTCTCTAGCTGATTGGCAAACATCTAAAAATTCATGCCAATCATCATTATCAGCTATAACTTGACACCCAGCTGACCATTTATCTACTCTAGTAGATTTACCTCCTGATCTTCCAGTTGCTCTATGAATATTAATTCCAAATATACCTTCATCTACATTTTCTTCTAGTAGATCATATTTACCATCTCTATTATTATCACGATAAACTTTAACTGGTTTCTTTTGTCCTAAAGCTAAATATTTACCAGCATGAAGTCTTAGTTTGTGTGAACCCCTATATTGACCTGGTTTAAGAATAGCAACTCCTTTATCATTCATTACATTTTCAACCCAATGTGTCCCAGGATCTGTAGTACATTTAAAGCAATGAAATTGCCACTCGCCTTCTATTTTATAAGATAAAGTAATACAGTCATCAAATGCGTTAGTAACTCTATTTTTGGTTTTTGAATTTCTAATGCCAATAATGTTAACATCATAGTCTCCTCCTGTAAAGTATTTATAACCTTTACTAGTCATAGCGGCTTCTACTTGTTCTCTAGTGTAACAACTCATAATTTATTTTATTTTGTGAATAGGAAATTAACTGATAATATAATAAGTCCTGAAAGTAGTAATTTCATTAGAGGGTCTTTTTCGCCACTAACTACTTCTTGTGGTTGTGGTGGTTTTTGAGTTGTTGGTTTAGAAGTAGCGCAACTAGGTACTAGAAGCATTATACAAAATAATATTGATATTATATTTTTTTTCATTATTTTCTATCTCCAAATATTTTTCCAATTTCAGCAATACCAAAGCTACCTAAGGTAATAAATAAAAAGGAATCATATATAAATTCATTAATTACTAAATCTTTACCAAAGTATCCTGTTACTAAATCTACTACAGCAAATATAGTCATGATAGCAAATGAAGCAAAACCAACTACAGTTTTTTCATTTATATCGTTTTTATCATTAAAAATGTCTTTAAAGGCCATCCACTTTTGTTTTAATTTATTTAACATAAAATAACAATTTAATTAGTAACTAGTTTGTCAATTATAAATATTAACTAAAAAGCGCTCATTATAAGTTCGTCAATGTAATCTTGAAGTTCTTCTCTTGTTGCTGCCATTTTAAAACTAATATCTGCTTGGTATCTTTCAACTTCTTCTCCATCCTGAAATATTAATATAGTTGGGACAACAACAACTTTAAATTTACCTGCGTCTTCAGGTTTTGATCCTATATCATATTTTTTAATATCACAATCTGATAGTTCATTTACCCATTTTATTTCATTAGATGCATTCCAAGCAGCATTAAAATATTTAACTTCTACTTGGCTAAACATAGTTATAGAAGAGAATAATAAAATAGGTAATATTAAAAACTTTATCATAATAAATTTATCTTAGTTTATCAATCTTCTCCTCCATTCTAACAAGACGTTCTTTTAGTTCCTTTACATCTTCTTGAGTAGACATAATTGTTTGACGAATTAACTGATCTTTCATATCATATTCCATTCTCGTAACATCTGGTGGGGGTGGAACTGGTAGTTCTTTTGCCTCATCTATATCTGCTTGTAATGCAAACCACATTCCCACTACTGTAGCAATTCCGAACGCTATACCTATTAATGTCTGTATGCTAATATTAAAGCTAGTGTTTTCGCTTAATTCTTTTGCCATTTTTAAAAAATTATATAATTGACTCCCATTGAAAAATTGTGCCAATTTCTATTCCAATATTTATTGTATGTTCCTTCTGCAAATAATCCTAATGACTTAGTTAATTTATAACCAAATATTAAACCTCCAGAATAGTCCGTCCATTGACCTCCATTATAATTATGAAAAGAAAATGTATCACCACCTTTTATATGTATAGGCATTACATTACCCCAAGCATGTAACCAGAAGTTTTTAGTGTATTTATAATAATCGAAACCGAATATGGCTGAATATTCTAATCTTAATGGAGCTTGGTCTTCTTTTTTCTCTACGTAATTAACTAATACTTGAGGAATAATTACTTCTTCCCATACTTCGGTACTCGTTGCTACTACTGCTCCTTGAGGGTTAAGATATTCTATATCTCCTCCTCCGTTAAAGTTTACATTATAACCTTCCTGTAGAGCTAAATAGGTGTAATGTAAATTACCATTACTTAACATCCACTCTTGTAAAGGATCGTATCCATAAGGTTTAGAGAGTCTTTGTGCAACCCCTAAATTAATAGAAAGTTCTTTAGTTATATTATGTTTATATCTTTGAGAAGCTTGAAAGTACTCTATATCAATAAAACCTCCTACTAGATATTCTACTTTAGCTACCCAATTATCAGCTACATATCTTAAAAAGTGATGCTGGTCTAAGTATGTTTCGCCTTGTATTCTTCTATAATCAGCTTCAAATAAAAATTCAAATCCTTTTATTTTACCTAATGTGGCATTATCTGAATATGATTCTTCTGTACCATTATAAAATACATTAGCTCTATTTTCATATTGAAATCTAGCTATTTTTCTTATACCCAAAGATAAAGAGTAGTCAAATGGGGTTTCAATTACATCTTGAATTAAAGTTCCAGTATTAACTGAGAATTGGTTTTTGTCTGCAAGAGATGTGCCCCCATTTACTGCAGCGAATATGGTTGAAAATTTAAAAGTTTTTTTTAATTCTTTTTTAAATTTAGATTCAGATTCTTGACTAAAACCTAAAAATGGGAGTACTAAAAGTAGTATTAATAGTTTTTTCATTTTATTCTTTAATTATTCTTTTATTAAATATTTGAGTTCCATTCTTTATTGTAAGGAAATATACTCCAGCACTAGCTTTCGATAAATCTATTACATTTCCAGATGATGAAGGTATAATTAATTTACCTAGTAGGTCTCTTACTTCAAATGTTACCCCTTCTACATTACTTGATATGTTAATAATTCCATTTGTTGGGTTTGGATAAACTACAATTGAATTAAAATCTAATGATCTAGAGAACATACCGTCTATATCCATTCCTTCTGGCCATCCGTTTTCACAGTAGTTATAAGTTTCTTGACAAATTGGATCCCATTCATTTTCACAGCAATAATTATCTACGTCAATTACCCAAGCATAGCATTGATTATTTAACCAATATGGTTCACCTGGTCCTGTAATACAACCAGCATCATATAAACAAGCATCTGGATCTGCTACGTTAGCTTCTGGGTTATAGTTATAAGATTCAGGATCCATACAACCTACTACTGCAGTAATACAAGTACCATTATCTACATTAGCTTCAGGATCATAATTTACTGAATCAGGATCCATACAGCCGTATACTTTTTCTATACAGGTATAATCTTCTGTATTAGCTTCTGGGTTGTAATTTAATGCATCAGGGTCTGTGCAACCTGTTACGATTGGGATACAGCTACCATCATCAACAGTTGCTAGTGCATTGTAATTAAATGAGTTAGGATCCATACAGCCGTATAAAAGAGGGATACAGGTACCATCGTCTGTGTTTGCTTCTGGGTT